TCGCCGCTTTCTTCGCCTTCGACTTGACTACCGCCGCACCGAGGACCTTGCTCTTCGACGCTGCTCTCGCCGTCGCCTTCTTCACTGCGATCTTGGCTTTGTCCTGCGCCACAACCTTCGCGGCTTTCGCCTTCACCGCATCGGTCTTGACCTTGGCCTTCGCCTTGATCTTGTCGGCCGCGGCTTTCGTTACCGCCTTGCGGATCGCGGCTGCGTCCACCGAGAAGCGCTCGGCCGCTGCCATCAGGCGGATCGGCTTGCTCGTGCTGTAGCTGTGGCACCGGATCTCACCGATCAGCGTCAGGTCGAGCAGGACGCTGTGCAGCGCCTTGTCGTCCATGCCGTCGAGATTGGCCGCCAGCTTCTCGCGGTCCTGGTAGTCACCGTACGTCCAGCCCCTCACCTTGCAGATGGCCCGCTGCGAGTCGGAACCCGCGTGATCGAGCCAGCAGCCGACTACGCTGCGGAGCGTTTCGGTGTCCAGCTTCTCCGGGTAGCTCGCGCGCACGGCCGCGAAGATCTCGAACCGCGCTGCCGTCTCGCGCGCCGCCGCCAGTTCCCGCGCCTTCTCCGCAGGGTTGACGGCGCGGGTCGGGGCCACAACGCCCTTGGCCTTGAGCAGCTCGCTGATCTCCGATGCCCGCACGACTTCGACCATCGCGCCGGCGTCGTTCTGCACGAGCGCCGAGATGGGTGCAGCCTTGCCGAGAATGGCGCGATACGACCGGAATTTCTTGTCCGTGTTGCACTTCGCATCGAGCTTCACCCAGCCGTCACCGCCCTCGCTGCTGTCGTACGGGAGGACCTTCTTCGCCGCCGCGCCCGTGAAAACCTTCTGGCCGTTGGCTTCCGCCGCCGTGCGCAGGTTGGCAGCGTGTGCGTCACGCTTCGCGCCGAAGCAAACGGGATCGGTGCACGTCTCGCCGTCGCGCACGTCGCTGAACATTTCCTTCTGATTGCCGGTGCGCTTTGGGCAGGCTGCACAGGTGCCGGCGCCCGGGACCAGCGTCGGATCGCCGACCGGGAACGGCGCACGTTTCAGCTCCAGCATGTAGGTGCGGTGCACGTGGTCGACTGCCTGGCCGACGGTCATCGGCTCACCGCCGCGGTACTGGCCTTCGGAGATTTCCCGTCCCGCCTTGTCCTGCAGCTCGTGGACCGGGATGCGAGCAACGAGCAGGGCGGTCGAGGCGTTGAGCTTGCCCGCGAAGAACAGCTTGCGATTCGCCTTGGTCAGCGAGCACAGCTTGAGCCGCGCGCTGACGTAGTGTGCCGACTTGCCGACCTTGTCCGCGATCATCGCGGTCGTGTAGGCGTGGTCATCGAGCAGCCGCTGGTAGCCCTCGGCCTCTTCGACCGGGTGCAGATCCTCGCGCTGGAGATTCTCGATCACCTGGATCTCGAGGGCGGCGGTGTCCGACAGATCGCGGACGATGGCCGGGATCTCGGTCAGGCCTGCGGCTTGCGCCGCACGGAACCGGCGCTCGCCCGCGACCAGCTCGAAGCGGTCTGCTACCGGACGCACGAGAACGGGCTGGAGAATGCCGTGCTGCTTGACGCTCTCGGTCATCCCTTTGTGGCTCTCCGCATCGAACAGCTTGCGCGGGTTGGTCTTGGACGGGTCGATCAGCGCGAGAAGCATCGCGATCATCGCCGCCGGCGGGCCTTGCTTGGGTACTACGCTCAGAGCTTGCATTTGTTGCTCCTGTCGTTGATGGGGAAGGCCCACCGTCCTTGCTTGAAAAAGTGATCTCACCTATGGGGTCAAGGCGAGGCGCTGGCTCTTGGGTCAATGGTGTAGTGAAGGGTCGAAAGGTCGCTCATACGCGAGCGTTACTCAGGAACCGGCCGTTGCCACGAGAACGTATTCGCGGCCGTTGATCGTCGTGGTTTGCGCGGCTGCGCCAGTGAGCGCGTAGAAGCCCGCTTCCTCGGCCTCGAAATACTGCGGTTCAGCGAAGCTCTGCTCTGCCTTGTCCGGGTCGATCGCGTAGGCTTCCAAGTGCATCAGGGTGCCGAGAACGTGAATGCCGCCGGACAGGTGCAGGCGGGCGCCGGGATCGTCGTCCGGTCCCGAGTCGTCCCACTGCCAGATGCCTTCCTTGCGGATCTCGGTGCACGGACCGCCGTGGTCGCGGTCAGGCTCGTCCGGAATCACGACCACATCGGTGATCGTGTGCGGCTCCAGCTTCTCGGGGTCGAACTCGGTGACGTCCAGCGCCTCATCGAACAGGAGGCTCACGCCGGTTTCGGCGCGGCCGTGGTTGACCACGTCCTTGACGCCTTTGACTGCCTGCTGTGCCGCCGATTCGTCGGATGCCGTCGCGATGACCAGGACCGGTACGAGGAAGGATTTCACGGTGTCTCCTCGGCCGGGTGGCGGGTGATCCGCAGCAGGCGCGTGGTTCCGACTCTGTACGCGTGGAGCGTTCCGTCCTTCGTGTAGAACGCGAAAATCGTCGGTCCCTTGTACGGCTCGTCGCACGTCGGGTCGATGCAGAAGCGGTCGAAGTCCTCGCGCGCGGCCAGCTCGTTCACGTAGGCCGTCTGGAAGGGACTCCTGCCGGCGGATGGACCGAAAGTTTTGGGCATTTCCTTGCTCCTTGGGTGAGACTTAATCATAACCGATGGTTACACTCAAGTACAGATGATTCACTCGCGATCTCGCCCTGGGCGACGACTTTCAGGATCTCGCGCTCGATCAGTTTCAGGTGCTTGCCGATCAGAGCGATCTGCGCGGCCACGATCTCGGCGCGGTGCGGGTTGATTTTCTTCACTGCCACTATCTCGCCGTCCTTGAAGCCGCTGGTCACGAGCCGGACGATCTGCTCGATCTTCGCTTCGAACGACGTCAGATCCTTGGCCTCGGTCGCGGTGACCTTCTTCTCCTCGAAGAACCCGTCCTGGCTCGCGGCAGCGATCAGGGCGTCGGCTGCCGCGCGCAGCTTGTTGTACGTGTCGCAGCGCCCGTCGCGGATCAGCGCGAACAGCGTGTCCTGGTCGTGCGGCGAGAGCCGCGCCAGCTCCGTGCCCTGCGACGGATTCAGGTGGCCTTTCTCCATCAGGTCGAGGTACGACGGATTCAGCTTGAGCAGCGCCGTGCGCTCGGTCACGCGCCAGTGCTGCTTGAGCCCCAGCCGGTCGGCCAGCTCCTGCGGCGTGAGGCCGGTGTCGAGTACCCGCTGAAACGCGCGGCCCTCCTCGAGCGGCGTGATGTTCTCGCGCTGGAGGTTCTCGACTATCGCGAGGATGTCGCGCTCCTGATCGCCGACGTCAACGACGTTCGCCTCGATGGTGGGGAGCCCTGCAAGAACGTGTGCGCGCCAGCGGCGCTCGCCCATCACGATCATATGGCCGTCGCCGTGCGCGCGGACTGAGATTGGTTGCGCGAGTCCGCTCGACTTGATCGACGCCGCGAGTTCGGCCAGTGCCTCGGGATCGAACCGCTTGCGCGGCTGATCCGGGTTCGGAAAGACGCGATCGGTCTGGAGCTTCATCAGATCAGTCCGCGTTCTGCGAATGAGAGCGTCGCTCGTCCTGCGACTATAAAATGGTCAAGCACTTTTACCTCCACCATCGCCAATGCCTCTTTCAAATTACGAGTCAAAAGCTCGTCGGCCTGGCTCGGCTCGGCCACGCCGCTCGGGTGGTTATGCGCGAAGATCACCGCGGCCGCGTTCTTCGCCAGCGCGCTCTTAACGACCTCTCGCGGGTACACGCTGGTTTGCGTGAGGGTCCCGCGAAACAGTTCTTCCGTTGCAATCACGCGATGCCGAGCGTCCAGCCAGATGCACACAAAAACCTCGTGCTCGCGTCCGCTAAGGATCAGCCGCAGGTAGTCCCGCACGGCCTGTGGCGACGTCAAGGCGCTGGCATCGCGCAGCTCCTCCGCCAACATGCGTCGCGCCAATTCGCGGACGGACCGCAATGCCGGGATCTCGGTTGACTCGATCGCGGCGGACAGACTTCCCGCCTCGGACAACATCGAGCGCGCAACATCAACTTGGCTCTGCGTCGAAGTCGGGCGGGTGAAAAGGGAGAGCAGCTCGGAGTCGGCGAGGGCTCCAGCGCCAAGGGCGCGGAGGCGAGCCGGGGGCTGTTCGGCTTGGGGCCATTGGGTGAATGACTGCGAGGCGGTCATGTCGCCCTCGCGCCCCAGTTGAGGCCGAAGTTCTTCGCGCACACCGGCCCGTAGCCGACGGAGGTCGACCGCTCATCGGTCAGTGCCGTGTTGCAGAAGCAGCAGCAGCCGGTCATCTTGCCGAACGCGGCCGCCTTGCTCTCGGGGTCGGCTCCGAGTTCAGCCAGCTCCTGCGTGACTGCCGGGGTCAGGTCGCGGCCCGGCTTCATGTTGCCGGCGCGGTCGATTGAGCCGTAGAAGCGGTTGGAGCCGAACGGCCCACCGTCCGTGACCATGATGCTGCCGGGAGTGCGGCTTTTGGCGCCGGCAACCGACAGGCGGATCGGAGCTTCGTTCGTACCGAGCCAGATCTTCGGATACTTTAGGCGGCTGGTGGCGGTGTCGAACATCAGGCGAATCCGGCCGATGCCGGCGACCTGGACCGGCTCGGTCGAGACTGGACCGCGGGCTGCGCGCTCCATCAGCTTGCCGACCCAGTGCTGCCGGCCGAAGGACAACGGGCCGCGCTTCCAGTGGCTCAGAAGGCTGTTGGCGAACTCGTGGTCGCTCGCAGCCAGCGTGGGGATGATCGCTTCGAATTCTTGAATCGAGGGCATCGCAAACTCCTGTCAGTTTCCGAAGATGCCTCTGAGGTTCCAGCCTCAGAAACATCGTAGCCAATGGCTACAACTTATCCTAACACGATGGCTACCTATAGCAAGGGGTACGCCAATTAAATTTCGGGCACCACCAGCTTCAACTCTTTCTCGAACCACTCGGCGACCATCCGGCGGTGGCACCAGTTTGTCGGCGTAAACGGTGGCTTCTCCCAACACAGCAGCACGGGCTCCGCACCCTGGCCCAGCTCGGTGAGCGTCGCGAGGACCGCGCGCGGGTCGAGATCCGCAAGCTGCGCGAAATACAACTCGCGGTACGCGGGCAGATCGACGCTGTTGAACCACGAGCCCGGCGCCAACGGCTTGAACACCTTGAAGCCGGCCGGTGTGCCGCGCGGCGGGAAGCGCGCGATCGAGACACGCCCTGGTCCCGTGTAGGTGAAGAACGACGCTGTTTTCATCGCAGTCCGTGGGTGATGGGTGAAAGGCTAACTATACACGGTAGCCGATGGTTACACGGCTCTATCCCACTTCGGCGGGCAATTGGAAAGCTGATCCCGTTCCACGGGCTCGGCCACTGCGGTTCGATTCCGCAGGCCCGCTCCATCAGAACGAGTAATTCGAGTGAGGCCGCCGCACCTTCACTTGCCAGCCGCCGTTGGACAACTGCGTCACGCACGGAGCGAGCTTCGCGCTCGGGTCCTTGAACACGATGCCTTCGTCCAGCTTGGCCAGCGAATTCCAGACGCCGGCGAAGCCGTCGGTGAAGCAGTGCGCGCGGGAGATCAGATCGGTCACACGGATTGCGCCCAGGCCTGCCTTGCTGCCGCCGACTTCGACCTTCTGGGTGGGGAAGCGCTTCGCGAGAATTGCCTGCCGGTCGGAGAACGTCGTACCCGCCAGATCCTCGCCGTCGCTCACGAGGATGTCGAACAGGTACAGGTGATTCTTGATGTCCGCGCCCTTGCTGTGCAGCAGCTCGGCCACGTACACGTTCCACTCGGGGCGACCGGCGAAGAACGCGAAATGCTCGGGCTGCGGCGTCCACGACTTGTGGTGGTCGTCATGCCGGGTCTTGAAAATCACCTCGTCGCCGTGCGCGAAGATCACGGTGCAGGTGCCGTTCTTTTTCACCTGCCCGTGCCACCCGCGCTTCGCGTAAAAACCCATCAGCTCGGGCGGGGCGCCGTTCTCTGGCCTCGGTGGCCAGAGATACCGGTAGGAGTCGTACCGCACTACGCGACCTTGACCAGCTTGAGTTTCGAGCCCTTCGTCGTCTTGGCTTCGACGGCCGCCGTGCCGAACACAGGCGCGTCAACCAGGTCGCGGACGAATTCGAGGATCGCGCCCAGGTCCGTCTTTTTGAGCTTCGCGCTGCAGGACAGCGAGGTGAGGGTCTGGATCACCTCGACCGGGCACTTCGCGGAGATCGCTGCGAGGAGCGTGGCCTCGGTCGCTACCAGCTTGCTGGTTTCGGCCTGCACTTGGATGAAGTCGGCCGGCACGATCTTGGTCAGCGCCTTCTCGACCTTCGCAAGCAGCTCTTTGTCCGCTGCGTAGACCGGGTTGATCGCGAACAACTGCGGGGTGCCGACGAGCTTTTCGGGCTCCAGCTTGTGGCTCCGGAGCAAGGCGACTGCCGCTTCGCTCAGTGCCGTCGTGCTGCCCTTGCGGGACAGGGTGAGCGTGGCAACGGCGCCGCCTTCGATGCCGTTGAAACTTTCGGGCCGCTGGCCGGTGGCTGCGATGTGCGCCATGAACCGGGTGAGGGCCGCGGCCTTGACCTCGGCCTCGAGCGTGCCGCGCAGCGTTTCAAGCGTTTTCTGGAGTGCGTCGATCATCGACAGATGCTCGACTCCCTTGATCTCGACTTCGACTTTCGTGGATGCGGCGGCTTTCTTGGCCGGTGACGCGACTGGCGCTGGTACGTCGAACATTCCCATTTTTGACTCCTGTCAGGTGGGCTAAAGCAGCTCGGACGGTTCCAGCCGCCCGAGCAAGGGGACTACGAGATTTGACGCTGCCCCGATCCGAGGGGGCGGTTGAACGTGACGCGCTCGGCTGCTGCACGGCCCTGATGGAAGCCGTCGCTGGCGAAGCGGACCTTCGTCTTGCGGCCGTGTCCTTGGACGCCGAACTCTGCATCGCGCAGCGCAACCTTGTTCTGCACCACCATGAGGGCGGTGCGGGTGCGGGTGACTGCCGCCTTGAGCGCCGCGTCGCGTTCAGCGCGCAGCTTTCTCATGCGATCGCCCAGCTTCATCGCGTACGCCTTGAGGAACGTGTCACGGTGCCGGCCGTCGACGGCCTTCGATTCGGCATACCCGAAGTCGCGCATCTTTTTGAACAGCCAGCCGGCGTACTCGATATCCGTCTCGTCGCCCATGAACTTGATGCAGTGGCCGTAGGCCTCGTTCTCCGACCACTGGACCTTGCAGTCCGTGAACTGGCCGACGCTCATGCCCAGGAACCCGGTCCACATCGGCTTCCAGCTCATGCGCTTCGCGAACTCACCGAGGGGAATCACGGTCGTCGCCCAAATGTAGGTGGTCGCCTTGCCCGTCGACTCCTCGAGGTCGGCCACGTCGATGTTGTGCTGTTCCATCAGCTTGTTGGCCATCCGCATCGCGGTTTCGTTCTCATGCTCGTTGCCGCGGTCGTCGTTCGCCATGGCCAGCAGTTTCTTGATGCGGTCGCGGACGTCGCTCATGACGCGCTCCTCGATCCCGCCGTCCAGCACATGAGGCGGTCAGCGGAGTACGCGAACGCCGAGCCGGGCACGCAACGGCCGGTGTCCCACCGCTGCACCCAGAACGTCCAGGTGCCGATGGTCAGGGTTGCGTAGAAGGTGCGGCGCCCGACTACGGGCTCACACCGGAGCGTCATCGCGTGGACGCGGGCGCTTAGCTCAAAGCTGAGGTCGCGCGGGGTTTCGGATACACTTGTGGAAGCCATTCGAACTCCTGTCGGTTTGGATCGGTTAGAAGCCCTCGGTCGGTTCCAGCCTTCCGAGGGCTTTGCATTTGTAGCCAATGGCTACAAGTAATCATAGCATGGTGACTACCCCATGCCTGTTTCACCGCAATTTATTTTCCTGCCGTCGCGTGGCGGATCGCGCGGTACAGCGTCAACTGATCGGGGATGCGTGGCCAGCGATCCTCGCACGGCTTCGAACGTGGGGCGCTCGGGTCGACCGCGATCCATGCCTGCCACAGCGTTGTGTATTCCCGCTGGTCGAGGATGATCGTGTAGGCGTTCTCCCAGGTTCGCTGCGTCGGCTTGGCGATCACGCGCTCCAGGCGCCTGCGGACATCCGGCGCCAGCGCACCAAACATATTGCTCGTCCGGTCGAGGAACGCGGTCGTCACAGCAGATCCTGCTGCGGGTCGTCGTTCGGCGTCAGCGTGAAGTGATCGCGTTCGCGGTCGGCCTGCACCTTGCGCTCTGCGGCCTTGGCCTCGCGCTCGGCGGCTCGGTCGCGCTCGGCCTGGGCCAGCGCGATCTCGTTCAGCTCGGCTTCGCTGTACTGGTGGAGGAGCGCGTCCTCGTCGCCGCTCACGCGACCGCCCTGTCGTGCGCGAGCGCGCCGGGGAAGTGCTTCGCGAGAATCTTGTTCATCTTCTCGACCAAGTCGGGTCGTTTGAAAAGGATGTGGCCGTTGCCGTTCCGGTAGCAGCGGATGCTCATGTACTCGGTTTCCAAGTCGCCGTCCGCCGTCGTCTTGACGGCCGACACCGCGCTGTACATGCCGTTGCGGTGATCGGGCTCGGCCTTGCCGTCGAGGACACTGAACACGCGCACGAGATCGTCCAGCGAGTCCGTCGAGCGGTTGTTCGGGTAGCCGAGGCTGGTCCCTGTGCCCTTGACGCTGTTGCGCAGGTAGGTGACGACGATCCGCTTGCCGAACGCGAACGGCTTGTTCGTTTTGTAGCACCAGCTCAGGCTCTTGAAAACCGCCAGCACCCCGCGCTCGAAAATGTCGTCGCGCGATCCGTGCAGGTCCTGAAACGTGTTGACGATGTTCTCGCGCGTGAAGGCCGGGAACTCGCCTTTCTCGATCCCTTCGTCCCACTGCTGGCGGGCCTTGGCGTCCATCAGCGAACGCATGCCGCTCTCGTTCATCAGGTGCCGCCAGCCGGTGGCGTCGATCGCGCGCGTGATTTTCAGATTCACCTCGTCGCGGCTGCCGGCGTCGAGCATGTTGTAGACCGAGTAGCGGCTCTCGTCGAGCTTCATGCGGGGAAAGCCGATGCCCGCGGCGCCGGCCATGTGGTCGGCCTCGGTCAGAAGGTCGAGCGCCTGATGCACCCGCTCGATCACGCCGTCGCGCTGGCGCAGCATGTTGTCGATACTCACGCTCTTGACCGGCAGGCCTTCGAAAACCGCGCTCACTCGACTTCCCGCACTTCGATGGTGTCGCCGGCGCTCAACACGTTGCCTTGCAGCATGCGGATCAGCGCGGACATCGCGCCGCTTTCGGTGGCGGTAACCGAGTCCAGCTCGCCGCCCATTCCGTTCCAAATGATGTGAACCTTCTTCTCGTCGGCCATGACTTGCTCCTGTGGTGATTGAATGTCGGGGACGCGCGTGGGCAGGTTCTGAGGATCGCAGCCGCAGAGATTGACGATCGCGTTCTCGGCGCCGCACTTCGGGCAGCGGCTCATGTGGCCGGGTACTGCTTGAATGTGGAGCCTTTCGGCACCGTGCGGTCGCGCTTCGCGGCCTTGATCGCGGCTGCCGCTGTCGGCAACCCGCTGTCCTTGTCGTCCAGCTCCAAGCGCAGGAGATCGCGCGCAACCTCCGGGCAGTAATTCCACTTCCCGGTGACGCGCGACTCGATGATCGCCATCTGGATCGGCAGCTCCGGGGCGTCGTGCGAGCAGCGGATGCCTTTCTCTGCGACCAGCAGCGTCAGGCGCGTCGCGCCCTCGCCCAGGGCGCTCGTGAACCATGCGAGGGGCAGGGCTTCGGAGAAGTCGTCACCGCCCACGGCCTCACGGCACTTGTCGAACGAATCGGGAGCGTCCGCCTCGTAGCCCTTGGCGTACGACACCAGCAGTTTCGTGCTTGGCCCGCTGTGCTTCGGATCGGGTTGCGCCGGCAAGCCGGCCGACATCAGGTAGATGCCGCTGTCCTTGACGAACCACAGCGACGGAGCCGCTTTGCCGCCGTAGGGCTTGCGGTATTCGGTCGCCGCTCGCGCGTGTTCGATGATCGGCCGAAGCTCGGACATGCTGAAAGTCAGCCGCGTACCGCGGTCCCAGTTGCTCATGATTGCACCTCTGTTTTGCCTTCGAACGCGCGGCCCGCCGCGTGATCCGCGCGCACTTCGCGCAGCGTGCGGGGTTTGAAATGGAGATCCAGCTCGACACCGCACGAGATCAGCTCGGCGATGGACACGTACCCAAGCTCGCCGCCATCGCCGTACAAATCGGCCAGCCCGAAGGCCTGTTGCTGGCCCTCACCGTCGGGGTCCGAATCGCGCTCCGTGATCCAGAAATCGGCGCTGCCCTTGAAGTAGTGCAGGCTGACGATCGCTTCGACGCCCAGGCCTTCCTGCTGGTAAGTGACGGGCATCGCGCTGATCATCTTGTCGATCGCCACGATCTTGTCGCAGAACCAACTGCTCTCCTCGCTCCCCATGCCGTAGGCGATGGCCTGAACCTGCGATGCGCTCAGGAACGTGCCGCGCAGTCTGTTCAGCGCGTTGCGGGCTTCAACGAATGTCGCGCTCATACCGGCACTCCGAGTGCTGCGCGGACGACGCGAATGCTGATGGTGTGCGCCTTCCAGTCGTGAGCGCACAGGTTGTCTTTCTCGAACGCGGCCTTCGATCCTTCCAGATCGTCGAGCGCAGATTGGAGGGCTTCGCGCATCACGCGCTTCTCGTCCTCGAGCACGCTGATGGCGTCGGCATACGGTTTACGGGCGTTTCTCGCGGCTTCGGCGTTGGTCATGACGCGCTCGCGGCTTTGGACAGCCTGATGCAGTCGTCGGTCGGGACCAAGTAGCGCTTCTCTTCGCCGTCGCGCTCGCACAGCACCTTGCTGCCGGTCGTATTCAGGCCGACCATCTTGTACGTCCTGCGGCTGTGCACGAACGTCGTGCCGAGCGCCGGCAGGCCGAGCGGACCGGCCATTTTCGTGTAGAGCTCGCCCTCTTTCGAGAGCCCGCCTTCGATCTGTCCTTCGATTTTGATCGTGAAGGTGTTGGCGGTGTACGAGGCGCCGGCAGCTTTCAGAGTCAGGCCGTGGCGCTTCGAGACTTCGGCCAGCGCCGCGTTGATTTCAGCGCGCAGGGTCGTGAGAAGTGCGGGGGTGATGTTCAAGCTCTACTCCTGTCAGTTGCGACTCGCGCAAGGTTCCAGCCTCGCGTGTGCCGGTAGCCAATGGCTACACTTCATCCTAACACGTTGACCTACGGAAGCAACTGTTATCGCCGCAAATATGGGTCCGGAATGCGGCCGACGCGATACAGCGGACCGCTCAGTGCGGCCTGCACTCGCTTGAGAATTCGCGGGCCGATGCAGCAGGGCGCGTTCTCCATGAACATCACCCAAAGAACGTCGGACGCGGGCAGGACGACAGGCTCGCTGCTTACCCACTCACGCTCGTCTGCGAACATCACCGGCTTGTGGCCGGGGCCGTACTCGACCTTGCGGAACTGATCGAACCACGCTCCCCGGCGCAGCGCCAGTTTGAACGGGCCGTGCGAGCCGAGATCAGCCCACTCCGACAGGCTCACGCCCCGAAATACCGGGCTCGTCAGAATGCGGCCCGACGCTAGAATCAGGTCGGGCCGCGCGCAGTTGTAGTAGATCAGCCTGCGCTCATGTCCCACGACTCGCGCCCGCCCAAGAGGATAGGGAAGCGCGGGGCGTCTTTCACGCCCACGAGGAACGACTTGTACTTCACGATCTTGCCGCCGACCGCATCGCGGTGTTCCCAGAACCACGCGGCGTCCGCGTCGTCCTTGACTCCGACGCGAAACTCGATGCGGCTCACGAGATCGCGCACACGCAGGGCACCGGCACGGCCTTTCGGTTTCATGCCAGCAAGGTGCGAGGACCGCTGACCGCGGCCAAGCTCGTTCGTCACCTTGACGTTCGTGTTCTCCAGCTCCTCGATCACTTCCAGTACCTCGGCCTCGCTGTCCGTGAACCGCTTGACTTTCAGCATCCCCTGCTCGATGGCCGTGCTGCGCCCGAACTTGTAGGCGCCGCGCGGATCGCGCAGGATCAGCCCCTCGTAGCCCTGAGCCAGCATCTGGGCTTCGAACTCCAGCAGCTCGGCCTCGTTCTTCACCAGCCGCTGCTCCAGCACCACGACGCCGGGAAGCGCCTTGAGGGTGGCGAGCCGCTGCTCGAAAGTGCCGGGAGCGGAGAAGTTGTCGAACACGTAGAACTTGGTATCCGGCTCGCCGGCGACGCGGCCGGTGGCCGAGCCCGTTTGCCGGAACGCGTCTTTCGCCGTCGGCTCGCCCACGATCAGCTCACCGTCGTACCCGCTCAACTCCGGGCGCGAGAATCGCGCGCTCGTGTGCAGGTTCGGGATGGGCTTGAGCGACCGGCTGTGCAACCGGCCGTCGATCACGACGCCGCGCACGCCGTCGAGCTTGGCGCTGGCGTAGGTCGGGAAGCGCACCAGCTCGGTGGCGATGTTTACTGCCAGCATCGGCTTCATGCTGTCTGCCTGCCGTACTTGAGCAGGCGGGCACGAACCCCGTACTGCGTGCGCTGATGCTCCAGCGCGAGTTCGGCAACAGCCCGGCCAGCGTCGAAGCCCGCGAGGAGCGAACGATCTTCGTCCTCGGTCCAGGGCGCGCCGGTCTTGGCCGGCAGATTGTCACGCCGCTTCTCGGAGCGCTCACGCTGCTCCAGGGCTTCGGCTGCTGCAAACAGCGCGCGCACGGTCTGCGCTCGCTGGTACGGGCTCTCGGCCGGGAACACTTCCCCAGTCTGCGGGTCCACGCCGTTGGCGAGGCTGCGGACGACTTCAAGTGCTTCGGATTGATTCAATTTCGACTCCTGTCGGTTGAGAAAGCGGTTCCAGCCGCTATAGCCAATGGCTACAATTAATCATAACACTTTGACTCGCGAGCGGACATAAATGTTCATCGGCGCAGTACCCACAGAAGTCGTCGCGCAGGTCCTCGCGACCGTGCCGTTTGCAGAGTGGGGCAACGTGTTCGTCGGCTGCTCCGGGAGCTTCCGCTTCGACCGCTCGGTGAAGATGCGCAACCCCTCGTGCCGCGTGTACTCGAACGATGTCTCGCTCCTCACGTGCAGCATCGGCGAGCTTGCGATGGGCCGGGAGTTTCCGCTGCGCTTCAAGGGCGCACTCGAGTTCGTCGAGGACGCGGTGAAGGGGGTGGATTTTCGCGGGCGCGTTGCTGCCGTAATGGTGGCCGCGGCCATGGGGAAATTCACGAGCAAGAACCAGTTTTCGCAGGCGCACTTTGCCCACTACCGGGCGCATTTCCGCGAATTCGTGGACCAGGCGCTGCCCAAGCTCGCGGCGCTCGTGGCCGAGATCAAGATCGAGGAGTTCTACTCCGGCGACTTTCTCCTGCAGGTGGATCGCGCGGCCGAAGCCGGCGGCGGCGTCGCGTGCTTCGCGCCGACCTACAAAGGCGGGTACGAGCGCATTTACCGCCTGGTGCACGAGAACGTCGAGTGGCCGGCGCCAGCCTACGGAATCTGGAATCCGGACTCGCTGCCCGGCTTCATCACCACGCTCGAGGAGCGCCGGCTGCCCTACTGCGTGATCTCGGACCAGTTGCTTCCCGATCGCGCGCCGACGACCGAATGGCGGGGATCCAACAAGCCGGTCTACACGTACTCCGACGCCCGCGCCGCGTCCTTCCGCCGTCGGGTGCGGCCCGAGACGCCGTTCAAGTACCAGGCGGTCGATCCCCAGGCGATCACTGCGCAGAGCGTGGTGACCGTGGCCGACGCCGACAACAAGCAGATGACGTTCCTGAAAAACGTCTTTCTCTCGAAGGGCATCGACCACACGAGCGGGCAGATCAACCGGCTGGTGCTGATCGACGGGTGTCTCGCGGGCGGCTTCACCTACTCGCAGACGCAGTTCGGAGACAAGACGCGCGAGCTGTACCTGCTTTCCGATTTCTCGATTTCGCGCGAGCGCCGGATCTCGAAGCTCATCCCGATGATCGCGACGTGCCGCGAGGTGATGGCGCCGATCAACCGGGCGCTGCTCATCAAGGTCGAGGAGATCACGACCACGGCTTTCACCACAAAGCCGGTTTCAATGAAGTACCGCGGCATCTTCGAGCTGGCCAAGCGCACTGCCGATCACCTGCAGTACAGCTCGCGGATTCGCGACCAATCCCTACAGGACGTGTTCCATGAATGGTTCCGAAAATTTGCTGGACAAAGTGGAAAGCCGGATCGCTCCGGTCAAGCTGCGCTCGCTCAAGCTGCTGGCGAAAAACGCGAGGTACATGACCCCGCAGGAGTTTAGCCAGCTCGTCGCGAACATCAAGGGCGACGGCAAGCTGCTGGGCACGCCGGTGGTCTACCGCGGCGAAGTCCTCTCGGGAAACCACAGGGTCAAGGCGGCGATCGCGGCGGGCATCGAGGAGGCCGACGTCCTCGAGATCCTCACCGAGTTGACCGACGAGCGGCGCCTCGCGATCCAGCTTTCGCAGAACGCGATCAACGGCCGCGACGACCCGAACATCCTGGCCGACCTCTACACGCAGCTCGGGTCGCTGGAGTGGAAGCGCTACTCGGGCGTGACCGACGACCACTTGAAGGTGACGGACGAAAAGCTCGCATCGCTCGGCATCTCGCACCCGAAGTACGAGGAGCTGACCATCGTCTTTCTGCCCGAGGAAAAGCAGGCCTTCCTCGACCTGCTCGACAAGCTCGGCAAAAGCAAAAAGGCGCAGACGATTCTGGCCGGCGAGCTGTCGACGTTCGACCAGTTGTTCGACGCCATCGTGCGCGTCAAGCAGGAGCGGCACGTGATCAACAACGCGGTGGCCCTGCGGCTGCTCGCGGAACTCGCCGTGGCCCAGCTCGACGCGGAACTCGCGGCACCTGTCGTGCCAGTGGCAAAACCGAAGCGCACGCGAAAAGCGGCTTGAGGCCGCGCCCGAAAATAAATCACAAAGGTCTTGACGGGAGCGCGAAGTGCGCGAATGCCGCCGTGCCCGAAAGCGCACGGCGGCACTCGTGCCCGAGCACGCGGAATGTTTCGTGCCCGGTATTTTTGCCGGTTTTGGCATGTTTCTCTCCGAAAAATAGACACTTCTAAGCTATTGAATGTATGAACTTTCCAACCTAGCTATTAGGGCGGTAGGGTAGTGGGGCGAAGGTCTAAAAACGCTTAGGCGTCGATTACGCAGCGATACGCAGGGCGTCCCTTTACGCGGGCCAGTCGAGGCAAATCACACTATTTACAACTATTTTCTGGCTCCTCCATGCGTGCAGGTAGAAAACCCAAACCGACGCATCTGAAGTTGCTCGCCGGGACGCCTGGCCGCCGCCCGCTGCCCGAGGCCGAACCGCAGCCGGACCCCGTCGACGAAAAAGCGCAGCCACCGAAATGGCTCAGCGGCGAGGCTCGCGCGGTGTGGGCGGTCGAGTTCCCGCGACTCGTGCGCAACGCGATGATCTCGGACATCGACCTCAACGCCTTCGCACGCTACTGCCAGTCGATGGGGCGCTATCTCACTGCCGAGAGCTACGTCGCAAAGCAGGGCGAGGTCCTGCTCAGCCCGACCGGGTTCCCGATTCAGAACCCGTACCTCGCGATCTCGAACAAGGCGCAGGAGCAGATGCACAAGGCCGAAACCGAATTCGGCATGACGCCCTCTTCCCGCTCGCGCGTCGCGCCCATCGGCGCGAAGAAAAAAGCGAACCGTTTCCTGGACCTCATCGATGGTGGCAAAACGAAGAGCCGACGAGCGTGAACGCGACTTCCTGATCATCGCCAACACCTACGCGCGGGACGCGATCGCCGACGTCAACAACCTTAAGTTCTGCAAGTGGATCCGACTCGCGGCCTCGCGCTACCTCCGGGACCGCAAGCGGGCGTCAGTCAAAGGCGGGCCGTTCACGTTCTCGCCGAACGCGGCGCGTGAAGTCTGCAAGTTCATCGAGCAGCTCCCGCACGTCGAGGGCAAGTGGGACACGGCGACGATCGTGCTGCACCCGGCGCATATCTTTTTTCTCGTCAACCTGTTCGGGTTCAGGAATCACGACGGCACGCGGCGCTTCACGAGCGCGCTGTTCGCAGTCGCACGCAAGAACGCAAAATCGACGCTCGCGGCAGCGATCCTCCTGTATTGCCTGTGCTACGAGCCGGAACCCGGGCCACAGGTGATCACGGCCGCGACCACCGGCGACCAGGCACGCATCATCTTCAACATCGCGCGGCGCATGGTCGAGCAGACCGCCGACCTGCGCGACGCGTTCAACCTTGAGGTGTTCGCGAGCGCCATCGTCTGCTGGCAGGTGGGTGGAAACTTCAGGCCGATCAACGCACACGCCTCGACACAGGACGGCCTGAACCCCTCGCACGTGGCGCTCGACGAGATCCACGCGCACAAGAACCACGATCTGCTGAACGTCCTGCAGTCGGCGGCCGGCGCCCGTCTCAACGCGCTCTGGCTCTACACGACGACCGAGGGCTACGAGACGCCGGGACCGTGGCCGGAAATGCGGCACTACGCGCATCAGATTCTCAGCGGGCTGCTAGAGGCCGACCACTTTTTCGCGCTGATCTACGCGCTCGACGATCAGATCGGAGAGCCTGGCCAGCCCGGGTACCACAAGGCGGACGAGGACTTCGACGCCAGCAAGTGGCAGAAGGCCAACCCGCTCATGGACGTGAACCCGATCCTTGAGCGCGAGATCCGCAAGGCGGCGATGGACGCGAAGCAGATGCCCGGCCGGCACGCGGAATTCAAGATCAAGCGGCTCAACCGGCAGGCGTCTGCCGCCAACACCTGGCTGAACATCGAGCGCTGGAAGCGCTGCGCTGGACTCGGCGAGGGAATCGATCTCGCCCTGCTGGAGGGCGTCGAGTGCTGGGCGGCAATCGACGGCGCGTCGACGACCGACCTCATGGCGCTGCGCTTTGTCTGGAGGCTCGACGGGCTCGTCTACACCTGGGGTCGCAGGTGGGTTCCGGTCGAAGCCGTTGCCCAGCGGACGGAACGTGGGACGGTGCCCTATGCGGGCTGGGTGGCGGCCGGGCTCATCACGCAGCTCCCGGGCAAGGTCCTGGACTACGCGATTATCGAGCGCGACATCGTGAACCTCGCGCATCGCTTCAATCCGAAGCTGATCGCCTACGACCCGTGGAACATCCGCGATCTCGTGAACCGGCTGGTCGCGGCCGAACTCCCGATGCAGGAATTCAGGCAGGGGCCGAAGTCGTATCACCCGGCGATGCAGGAAACCGAACGTCTCTACCTCTCGGAACTCTTGCGGCACGGCGGTGACCCGGTCCTCAACTGGTGCGTGTCCAACGTCACGCCGCGACGCGACGAGAACATGAACATGGCTCCGGACAAGAAGCGCAGCGCCGACAAGATCGACGACGCGTGCGCCCTGTTCATGGCCATCGGCGTGATGGAAGTCGCGCCCGAGCCCGAGAAGAAATTTCAACTGCTGTTCGTTTAACCGACCCGGAGGGAAACGTCATGAAAGCAAAAGCAGCC